TTGACTGCAGCCTACCACCTAATTGTGGCAAGCTTGTGGCTTGATTCGTGTTGCTTGCTGCTTGGCGCTTGCAGCTTGATGCTTGACGCTTGCAGCTTACTCCCATGGTACCATAAATAAAAATGCTACGTGCACCAAGATTAGTGCAACTATCCAAAACGTAAAACCCATAATTTTCCTTTCTGTTTTGGCCAAGCACGCTGAAGCCCAGCGGCAATTATTTACCGGGATCCCAGGGCTTAAGAGTAATTAACTCTGTACTTGACCCCAAGTCCCAGGGGACAGCGCGCCATCCTTGCTGGGACCAGGGCTCAAGGGCGGTGTTATGGTTCGCCATTGAGCTCGAAAGGACTACCAGACCCCCGTACGTTGTAAGGCCAGAAGCCGAGCTTGTGCAGGTCCGATATTCCTAACTCAATATAAGACTTGACAATTAGATTGTCAAGGGATAATGTGGGATAATTATAAACACAAACAGAAAGGACTAAATGTCAAAAATACGTATGAACACCGAATATAGAAACAAACTCTATAATCGTATCAAAGATGTCTTTGAAAAAGAGGACACGCAAGAACGTCAAGGTTTTTTAGAGGCAAGAGAAAACTTTGAAAATCAACAGACGACAGCTTTTGAACTTGCAAGACAAGTTGTAGAAAGGTCTTACCCAACAGAAGATGTAAATACTCTACGACACTTCAAGAAAAAGTATGGCGACCCTTGTGATGTAGTTGCAAAAGATAAATGCTTTTACTTTGCACATAACGAGGACGTTGATGATGAGGGCGATACAAAAGAAACTAAATCGCATTTTGATTTTGGTTTGTTTGGCAATCTCAATGGCAACGAGTATGGTGGTAATGAAAATTGCGACCACTTTGCTCACGCATACTATCGTGAAGAACTAAAAGCCAATGGTTGCAATCCTGATATTATTGCACAGCAATCAGGTAAAGACAGCAATCCTCATAAAACGAAACACATAGAGGCGAACAATAAGTTTCTAGGTAAGAGTAATTACTCTAGAGATAATATTGGTATGACAGCAAAGTTTGATGAACAATTCTTACTTGATGTTATCGGAACAAGTCATTGTCGTTCAAGAGCAATCGCTTGCACCAAAGCCGAGTACGAACAGTTTGAACAGTGGCGAATGGCAAAAGCCAATGTTGTTTCCAAACACCAAACTTGGATAGATAGTATTACTAAACAGACCGAACAATTAAAAATCGGTTTGAAAGCATACAGATATCTAAGCGAGGGAATTGAGTTAGCAAAAGAACTTGGAATAGAATTAGATGAGGCAGAATTAGTTAGAACTAACTCTACTGGTCTTACAATCTATAACCCTAGCAATCTTGCAAACTTGATTAAAGGTATGAAAAACAAAACGCAAACTAGAGAACAAAAAATTGCGTTGAGAAAACAATACGAACTATCTAAAAATGGTACACCGTGTTTAGTGTATTGGGATTTAGATAACGACGGTTGGAGAATGGCTGTCGGAGAAACGAGGGTAAGAACGTGAGTGATTATTTTTGGTGCCACGGTCCGAGTTGTCATACATACACAACTTTGGACCGTGTGCGAGGGTCTAAAGGTTCTAAGGTTCTAAGAACTAGAAAAATAAAACAACACCGTAACGAATACTATAATGTAAATCGTGCGTGGAATTATTTTTGTAGTCAAGGCTGTCAGAATGATTTTTGGAATACATACGGAAATCAAATCAGACAGATCGCGCCACGATTAGAACCGCTCGAAACACCGATCAATGACCCTGAGAAAAAGACATATGAAAGTTCATATGGCGATTATAGTTATACGCGAACTACAATATCTAAGATTGACAATGAAAATAATGTAGGATAATCTAGGACCATGGAAACAAAGAAAGCAGAACTAAAAATCATCGACGATGTAAAACTAGAACCAACTCTTAAAGAGGCGCAAGCTTATGTAGGTGGTTATGTGGAGGGTATCTCTATGCCGAACGGAGATTATCTTATCGTTAATGAGGAAGGTAAACTAATGGGTTTACCATTAAATGAACAAGCGTCAAAGTTATGGAAAGAAACTTTCGATAACGATAACTACATAACAGGCAGAAATGATTTTGTAGTTGGTAACGCGATACTAATTAAAAAAGACGCCCTTAAAACTTGGGCGGCTTAAACTAAAAACCCTGGGCGCCCTGCGGGCGCCCAGGGGTCCCGAACCACTTTACAATATAGATTAATCAAGGACCCACCCCCCTAAATTTACAAAAAGGGGTCCCACTACTTTTGCATTTATGCCTTGATTTAGACAGCCACCCCCTGTAAAAACGTTTTGGTACCATGGACTTGAATAAGGTAAATATAGAAAAATTACCTGCAGATGTACGAAAGACCTTTAAAAGATTACAACTGCTCCATGCTGAAAAAAAGATACAGAACAAAGCTAAGAATGACTTTCTATCTTTTGTAAAATGCATGTGGCCAGATTTTGTAGAGGGGTCCCATCACAGGCACATCGCAGATAAATTTAATAAATTAGCGTCAGGCGAGATAACTCGTTTAATTGTGAACATGCCACCAAGGCATACTAAATCAGAATTTGCATCTTTCTTGCTACCAGCGTGGATGGTGGGCCGTGATCCAAAGCTCAAGATCATTCAAGCAACGCACACCGGAGAACTAGCCGTGCGGTTTGGTCGTAAAGCAAAACATCTTATCGATTCAGAAGATTACAGAAAAATTTTTCAAACAACTTTACAAGAAGACTCCAAGGCAGCAGGCCGATGGGAAACGGCACAAGGCGGAGAATACTTCGCTGCTGGTGTAGGTGGAGCTATTACAGGACGGGGCGCGGATCTATTAATCATTGACGACCCACACTCTGAACAAGATGCATTGTCTCCTACAGCACTAGAGTCAGCATACGAGTGGTATACTTCAGGACCACGTCAACGTTTGCAACCAGGAGGCAAGATCGTTCTTGTGATGACACGATGGTCAACCAAAGATCTAACAGCTAAGTTAGTTGCTAATCAGAAAGAACCAAAGTCTGATCAATGGCACGTGGTCGAGTTTCCGGCAATCATGGACCACGGACCAGTGTGGCCAGAGTATTGGAGCCAGGACGAACTAGAGAAAGTCAAAGCATCATTACCCGTTGGTAAATGGAATGCACAGTGGATGCAATCACCAACGAGTGAGGAAGGTGCGATCTTGAAACGTGAGTGGTGGATGTTGTACGATAAGGAAGAGATACCACCTCTACAGCACGTGATACAATCTTATGATACGGCGTTCTTGAAGAAAGAGACAGCTGACTATTCAGCGATTACAACATGGGGCGTATTCTATCCAGACGAGGATAGCCCAGCTAATCTTATACTTCTAGACGCTATTAAAGGTAGATACGAGTTTCCAGAACTTAGACGTTTGGCCCTACAGCAATACGAATATTGGAAACCTGAGTCTGTTATTGTCGAGGCCAAAGCATCAGGACTACCGCTAACCTACGAACTTCGTCAGATGAACATCCCAGTTATTAACTTTACACCCAGCAAGGGAAATGATAAACATGCTAGAGTAAACGCCGTAGCGCCTCTTTTTGAGTCTGGAATGATATGGGCGCCAGATCAGAA